GTCCTAGGTTTCTAGGATCTAAATGATATGAAAAACAAAGATCCAAACTACGCCGTTAAAATAGAACAAGCGATTGCCAAGAAATATGGCAAAGAAGCCGTCGTAAATCCAAAATCTCAATGGGATGATGAAAAAGAAAAAAAATACCTTGACGAATTGAAAGAAGTATATTATAATAATACCAATGAAGAAGATTATGACAAAGAAGAGATCAATGGCGTTTTTATACCCAAGAAACTACTTAAAGAAGAGCATAATCGTTCATGCCCAACTTGTAATACTTATTCTTTCAAATCCAAAGATGATGTCTACATGACAAAGTTCGACTGTTGTTTCGGGTGTTATATACAATATATTGAGGGAAGAGAGGAACGATGGAAAAAAGGTTGGAGACCAAATAAATGCGATTAACCAAAGGACAACTAAAACAGATTATTCAAGAAGAACTAGGGAACGTTTTAACCGAATTTGAAAGTAATTTAAGAACTAACGAACCGCCGCCTGTGGCTAGTGAACTTCCGGGTCCCCTGGGTGTCGCTTCAAATCTTACACGTGGAATGTGGTGGACGATCAAGGCACATCTTGATGAATTCCTTCCTGACGATACAGAGGGAAAAGCAGAAATGATGGCGGCCGCTACGGAACAAGCAGAGCAGGAAGAAGCTGGCGAACCTTCCGGATATCCCGAAAACCCAAATAATCCGTCCCGCATGGCTGAAGCAAAAAAGGAAAAAAACACATGAGTTCAAACACACTAGAAATTATTCAAGGCCTTGCCCAAGCGGCCGCAAATGCTTGGGACGGTGGTCATGACGAACGCTTTACCCTTGATGGGCAAGTGCGAAAAGTCGGTCTGAAGCGAGAAGAAGGTTGCCCCATCATGGATCAACGAGTTAATGACGGCTTCGGTGTTAAATTCTACGGAGATGGAATGTGTATTAACTATCAAAGCGACACGCGCCTCAAAGATGTTCAAGATCCAAAATACGAACAAGAAATAGAGCGGATGCTTAATGAAGTTAAAAAGTTTCTGCAAAAAGAATACAAAGCAATAACAGGAAAAAGCATAACACTTACAAAGAAAGGTGAACCAAATATACTAGTACAATCCACCTCACGCGTTCGTACTTTTGTACAGGCTTATCAACATTATAAAATTTCCAAAGTTGATTCTGAACCATATCTTGAGCCCTCTGTTGACATGACTCGTGATGTTACACGAAAGTTTTTAGCGCAACATTCAAAAAAGAAAGCCCCAAACGATAAACGCAAGAAGGGTTAATGTCTTTTAAACTCTCCAAACAAGAAATTGTAAAAGAGATTGTGAAATGCGGCAAGGATCCACAATTCTTTATCGATAACTATTGCCGAATCTCACATCCCCTCCGAGGGCTGATCCCATTTAAAACCTATGATTATCAAAAAGACCTGCTCAAGGACTTCAACGATTATCGATTCAATATTATACTAAAGGCCAGACAACTTGGTATCTCCACAATTTCAGCGGGATACATTGTCTGGTTTATGCTTTTTCATCGAGACAAAAACATTCTTGTTATCGCAACCAAGTTTGGAACTGCTGCCAATCTTGTAAGAAAAGTAAAACAAATCATGAAACATCTACCGCAGTGGATTCAGATTTCAAAGATTATCACAGACAACAAAACTTCATTTGAATTGTCAAACGGATCCCAAATCAAAGCTGGAACCACTTCTGGTGATGCAGGTCGATCCGAGGCATTATCACTGCTCGTTATAGACGAGGCAGCACACGTAGAAGGCCTCGCAGAGTTGTGGACGGGTCTTTACCCTACTTTATCAACAGGAGGTCGCTGCATAGCTTTGTCGACCCCTAAGGGGGTGGGTAATTGGTTCCACAAGACATATGTTGACGCAGAGTCAGGTGAGAACGATTTCCATCCTATTGTTTTGTCATGGGAATGTCATCCTGAAAGGGACGATGACTGGTTTTTTAAAGAAACTAAAAATATGTCACGTAGACAAATTGCTCAAGAATTGGAATGCAATTTTAATACTTCTGGCGAAACTGTTATCCACCCGGATGATATGCAATGGTTATTTGAAAATATAAAGCAACCATTGTACAAAACCGGCTATGATAGAAACTTTTGGATTTGGGAAAAATACCAAGATGGGTCGCCATATGTGCTAGTAGCAGATGTGGCAAGAGGCGATGGCACAGATTATTCTGTTTTTCATGTTTTAAAGCTGGACACCATGACAGTCGTAGCAGAATACCAAGGAAAACCAAACTTAGATTTATATTCTCATATCCTCTATGATGCTGGGAAAGAATATGGAGACTGTCTTTTGGTTGTTGAAAATAACGGAATTGGCATTTCTATTTTAGAAAAATTAATAACTCTAGAATATCCAAAATTATATTATTCCATTAAATCAACACACGAATATGTAGAAGCGCACATTGCCGAAGGTAATGATAGATCTATACCTGGTTTTACAACTTCCACTAAAACCCGACCGTTAATCGTAGCAAAGTTGGAGGAGTATGTTAGGAACAAACTAATTACTTTACACTCTAATCGTTTATTTCACGAAATGAAAACATTTATATGGTACAATGGGAAACCACAAGCAATGCGTTCTTATAATGATGATCTAGTTATGGCACTTGCTATTACTTGTTGGGTTCGAGATACTGCTCTCGAAGAAAACCATAGAGATATGGAATATAAAAAAGCAATGCTCGGTGGTATAATGAAATCAACTACAACAATGAATATGCAAATAAAAGGTCAAGATGGATATGTTCAAAATTTCGAGGAAAAGCACGAAGAAGAAATAAAAAAAGCAAAAGAATTCTTTTGGATTTATAAGGGATAAAAAATGGCACGTAATGATAGAAACCCAAACAACAATCAAAATAGTCTGTTCAAAGCTTTAACAAGACTTTTCTCAGGACCACTTACACAAAGAAGAACTCAGTCTGGTAGACAATTGAGACGGCGGCATTTGGATATATATGCGAAAAGATTCCGCTCGGCTTCAGGGCAACAATTTAAAAAGACTGAATACAACCCGATGAACATAACCACTCTTAATATGATTTCGAACAGAAATCGTTCAGAGCGTTATGTTGACTTTGATCAAATGGAATATACACCCGAGATCGCTTCGTCACTCGATATTTATGCTGACGAAATGACAACGCATTCGGGAATCACACCCATGCTAAATATTAAATGTCCTAATGATGAAATTAAATACATCCTCCATTCATTATATTATAATATAATGAATATAGAACACAATTTGTTTGGTTGGGCTAGGACAATGTGTAAATATGGTGACTTGTTTTTGTATTTAGATATTGATGAGGGATTAGGAATAAGGAATTGTATAGGTTTGCCACCCAACGAGCTTGAAAGACTCGAGGGAGAAGACCCAACCAATCCCAATTATGTTCAGTATCAATGGAACAACGGCGGCTTAACACTTGAGAACTGGCAAATAGCGCACTTTAGAGTACTAGGACACGACAAACATGCTCCTTATGGAACCAGTGCTTTGGAACCAGCAAGGCGCATCTGGAGACAACTTACTCTTCTGGAAGATGCTATGATGGCATATCGTATTGTTAGATCATCAGAGCGTAGGATTTTTAAAATTGATGTAGGGGGAATCGCCCCGCAAGATGTAGAACAATATATGCAAAAGGTTATGACTCAACTTAAAAGACACCAAATAGTGGCGCCTGAAACAGGTCGAGTTGACTTACGATATAACCCCCTTTCTATTGAAGAAGATTATTTTATTCCAATTCGCGGAGGTCAGTCCTCTACTGATATTAGTAATCTTGCAGGCGGTACTTTCACAGCACAAATTGAAGATGTAAAATATCTTAGAGACAAACTGTTCTCTGCTCTTAAAGTCCCGCAATCATATCTGACGATGGGCGAGGGTGCAACGGAAGATAAAACAACTTTGGCTCAAAAAGACATTCGATTTGCAAGAACCATCCAGAGATTACAACGAGTTGTTGTAACGGAACTGGAAAAGATTGGCATTATTCATTTATATACGATGGGTTATCGTGACGATGATCTATTGGCTTTCAAATTGTCCCTTAACAACCCAAGTAAAATTGCTGAAATGCAAGAGCTTGAACATTGGAGTCAAAAATTTGATGTTGCTGGTGCTGCAACTGAAGGTTACTTCTCCAGGCGATGGGTCTCCGAAAACTTACTCGGCCTTTCTGAGGACGAATTTATTCGGATGCAAAGAGAGA